AAAAATGAATAAAAAAAACCAAACGGTTGAAGAGGCTCTTTTCCAGTTACGAAACTTGGAAGAGTCTGTACAAGAAAATGCAAAAGGAATACTTGCCTCTACTATGAGGGATGAAATCAGATCTTTAGTAAAAGAATCTCTTGACGACGAAGAAGACGATGAGGAGATTATTGATTTACCGGCAGACGAACTTGAAGTTATGGACATGCCGGATGATGAAGATGACTTTGACGATGATGAAGTCTTGGATGTAAGTCCATTTGGAGATGACCCAGAAAGCATGAGTGCTGTGGTTGATGTTTTCAAAAAGTTACAACCAGGTGACACAGTTGAAGTAATTAGCAGTGAAACTCCTGATGGTAGAAGATCTGTAAATCTAAAAGACACCGAAAATGATACTGAATACATCATTACTATGAATGAATCTGATATCGATGATTATCCAGAAGGTGAATACAGTGAGTCTGATGAAGACGACGACACTGAAGAAATAAACTATCTAAAAGAACTTATGGGAGACAAGGGTACAGAAACCGAGTATGAAATTACTTTTGGTGATGAAAATTACGGAGAACAAAATGAAGATGAATTGTTCGGTGGAAACAAACATGACTTCCATAGACGAGATGGTCACAAAATGGGTGATGTAGGTGGAAGAAAGTATGGTAAAGGTGGACACTACAAAGATTACGAATCTAAAATGTCTAGAATGTCCAGAATGGGATCTGATGAAATGTTAGAAATGGATTTCGAACTGGATGCCGAAACTAAACTTTCTGATAGAATGATGGAGGCAAAATCCTTTAAGGCTAAAGGTACTGGAATGGGTAACCCAAATAAATTTAAATATTCAAAGGACTCAAATTCCAAAGGTTTCAACACAAAAATGAAACAGGGAGATGCAACCAAGTATACTGGTAAAGTTCCGAAGAAAATGGATTATGATGATGAGGTTAACATGGAAGGATATACTGAAAAGCCGAAGAAAAGAGAAACTAAAGAATCTTCACGAACTTTAGGGGCTGGTAAATATTGGGGTAGAGAAGGTCTTCCTAAACCAAAAGCGGCACCACGTAGATTACGTAAAGAAAGTACTGAAGAACTTGAAATTCTTAAAACTAAAAATGAGGAATACAGAAATGCCTTAAATGTGTTCAGAGAAAAACTTAACGAAGTTGCAGTTTTCAATTCAAACTTGGCTTACGCAACAAGATTGTTCACAGAACATTCAACAACAAAACAAGAAAAAATCAATATCCTTAAAAGATTTGATTCAGTGGAGTCGTTGAAAGAATCTAAAAATCTTTATCGTACAATCAAATCAGAATTGGACACAACACCAACTATCAATGAGTCAAAATCAAAAATAAACGAATCTATCGAGAGAACTGTAAACAAAACTCCATCTAATGGGTCTTCAGTAAACTTGATCGAATCAAAAACTTATGAGAATCCTCAGTTCTTACGAATGAAGGATTTGATGAAAAAACTATAAAAAATAAACTTTTTTAAAAACTCGTATATTTATTATATACATAAAACTAAATAAAGCCTAAAAAAAATTAAAAATGGGAGCATTATTAGAATCAGGTCTTGTTGGTAACATCGGTCTTAAGCACCTTAAAGTTATCAAAGAAGATACTATTAACAAATGGGATCGATTAGGATTCCTTGATGGTCTTAGAGGTCATCTAAAAGAAAACGTGGCACAATTATATGAAAACCAAGCGTCACATTTGATTAACGAAGCAACTTCTGAAGGTTCTAACGGAGCGTTCGAAACTGTTGTTTTCCCAATCATTCGTCGAGTTTTCTCTAAATTGTTGGCAAATGACATCGTATCAGTACAAGCAATGAACTTACCAATTGGTAAATTGTTCTACTTTGTACCTAAAATTCAAGGATATTCTGGTGGTACTTACACAGGAGCATATCCGTCAAACTCTGGAGACCATTATTCTCCTGTAGGTGCACCTGGTAACTACCCTGGTGATCCTAACGCAGGATATGACAGTGGTAACGGAACATACAATCCTACTTACTCAAAAAATCTTTATGATTTGTTTTATGAAGGTTCTGAGGCAGGATTAGATCCTCCAGGATTATTCGATTATTCTAAAGGTCGTTGGTCTGCTGTAACACAAAACACATCCATGTTACAATGGTCTAACGGTAACTTGGTTGATTTCCAAATTACTTCTGAAGGTAATTACCGAAAAATCATCATGAAACTTTGTGGATGGAATTCTTACATCGGATGGGGTAAATTAGTAGGACCGGATGGTGCTGAAGTTGATTCTGAGACTTTCCTTTCAGATCTTAAAATCTTCGCAAACCAACCAACTATTTCCGCATCTACAACACCTTGTAATGTATTAGGTACACAAGCGGCTCCAGTTCCATTATTGTTTAGAGTTGTTACTCAACAATACGGTAAAGGAATCGTTAATCCTAACTCTACAACTTCTCAAACTAAATGGGCCGCTACCGGAAACGGTGGTTCTTTTGACAACATCTGTGACCCAGAAGGTTGTATCTATTTAGAAGTTGACTTATCTTGTCCAGTTTGTGCTGATTGTAACTCAACATCTTTGGATGGTTACACAGGTACTACTATCTATTCTGCAGCATCTGCAACATCGTTTACCGCTGTTTGGAGACGTTATGAAGAATTAGAATTCGAAGACAAAATTGGTGAAGTATCTTTTGACTTAGAATCAGTAACTGTTTCTGTGTCTGAAAGAAAACTAAGAGCACAATGGTCTCCTGAATTAGCACAAGACGTTGCGGCATTCCACAACATCGACGCAGAGGCTGAACTTACAGCATTGTTGTCTGAACAAGTGGCTGCTGAAATCGATCGTGAAATTCTACGTGACCTTCGTAAAGGTGCGGCTTGGAACTTACGTTGGGATTACAACGGATGGAGAAGAATTTCTCAAACAACTTCTTACACTCAAAAAGACTGGAACCAAACTTTGATCACAGCAATCAACCAGTTGTCCGCACAAATCCACAAGTCAACTCTTCGTGGTGGTGCTAACTGGATCGTTGTATCATCTGAGGTTTCCGCAATTTTTGATGATTTGGAGTACTTCCACGTATCTAACGCTTCACCTGAGCAAGATCAATATAACATGGGTATCGAAAGAGTAGGTACTTTAGCAGGACGTTACCAAGTTTACCGTGATCCTTACTTCCCACCAAACCAAGTTTTGATTGGACACAAAGGAACATCATTGTTAGACACTGGTTACATCTACGCACCGTATGTACCTCTACAATTGACACCTACAATGTACAATCCATTTAACTTTACACCTATCAAAGGTATTATGACACGATACGCTAAGAAAATGGTTAACAACCGTTTCTACGGACGTATCACAGTTGATGGAGTACGTACATTTGACTTACAAGAATTGAGATAATCAATTAAAGGTTAAATAAAGAAAAAGGTCAGATTCGTCTGACCTTTTTTATTTTATATGATTTATTCTTCGGAATTTTTAGATATTACTCTAATTGCTTTTGATAGAACTTCAGATTCACCAATTGTGAAGGATCCCCGTTTGTGAGCGGCTTTAATTGCTTCGACCAAATAATAAATGGCATGACCCTCATCCATTGAGGTTAAAATTAATTCCAAATGATTTTCATCAAGTATATTTATTGTTCCGAATAGATTTCCATACAAATTATTTGAGTTTTCCATATTTTTAAACTTTTATGATATTTATAAGTATAGGTATTATTTTTCTATGTTAAATAAGATTATTAAAAAAATATTAAACGAAATTACATCGACCAGTTCTTCTAGAGGTAGTTATGTATCACCGTTACTTCCCGGGTTACGGGATTTTGGAGATAAGTTAAACAAACCTTACACAGAAATCCTTAATGACTATGACAGTGCGTTACTTGATTATGACAGTTTAGATGGTGATATGTCGACTCACCCAAAATGGATAAGTAAGATAGAAAAAAGGGCAGAAAAAGTCACAAATGATATTAAAAAACACCCAGATAAATTTGCCTGGGATGGGGATGCTGGTATTATGAACTCACTTCCTAAAAAAAATACAGATGCAAAACCAATTAAATTACCCAAAAAACAAAAACCTAAGACAAAACTTGAAAGTATTGATGATGTCATAAAAAACATTTTACGAGAAACTATCAAACTAAAATCAAATGAAAATGCAATCAATGAAGTTGATTCATCAACTAGTGCAGGGGTATACAGTGGCCCAGTTGAATTGGGGTTAAAAAAATGGAAAAAAAATTTTTTAAGCCCTTTTTCTATTGAGGTAGATCATGATTATAATGATTATGCCAAAAAACCTAGTTTGAAAAATAATATCAAAAGGACGGTCGGGGTTTGGGAAAAAAACAAAGATGGGTCATATAATCAGGAAGAATACCCGGTTCATGCGGTAAACGAAGATTTGGCTGTATGGTTTGGTAAAAAGAAAAAAACAAAAGGGTCATCTCAGCCAAAAGGACCTTGGGTAGATATATGTAGAAAAGTAGATGGTAAACATCCCCCATGTGGAAGAAAGGATGCCGACACAGGATCATATCCAAAATGTAGAGCCTCTGGTGTTGCAGGTAAAATGAGTGATTCACAAAAAAGATCGGCATGTCAACAAAAAAGAAATGCAGAAAAAAAAGATCCTCAATCAGGAAAAGGTCAAAAACCTGTTATGACAAGTTACAAAACCAAAAAAATGAATGAGGATCAAATTATAAGAAGAATACTTAGGAATCTATAATTTTAACTTAAGTGAGTTTCTACTCTATTATTAATTTTATTTAATATTTTAATTAGTGAGTCGTTAATTTGACTTTGAACTATACTTTCAGTAACCGATCTTCTTTTTTCTGATTCTTTATCGAATAAGAAAAGAACTCTTTCGAAATCTCTACCACTTAACTTAACGTCATAATGAAATGTATGATTGGTCAATTCGATTCTTCCCCAGTCTAATGTACAAAATAAATTAAGGGTATTATTCACTATAAATCTTTTTTGTGACATTGGTGCAATTACAAGTTCAGAATCCTCGTGAGAAATAAGTTTTACACATATACGGAATGCGATTTTTTCGTGATCTTGTAAATATTCTTCAGTTTTAAGTCCTTTCGAACGTCCTAATTTTCCTAAATAAACTTTAAATCTTTTGTAAAATCTTAGAATACTTTTTTTCATATTGTTTTTTTTGTTTTTACAAATATAAAAAAGAAAATTTAATTATTCAAAAGTAATTTCAAAAAAGTTCTCCAAGTCCCCAAATCAATTTCATTTCTACCTATGTTTGCGGAATAACAACATAGTACAACATTATCTTTAGTATATCCCTTATTATTATCTAATCTATCTAAAGATGGTTGTTGTGGATGTTTTTTTTGATGGGAAGGTATTAAAGGTATTTTAAACCAATGACAAAGACCGTTTTGTTTCTCCATCATTTCATTGATGTCGTCAACGGTTAACGTACATTCTATTTTTCTATGTTTTGAGTCATGAATAAGAGTGTTTTGCCACAATCTAACCCTTCTTTCTTTTTGTAAGATCCCTTCTCTTTTTCTGTGTTCCGGATCTAATCTTTTCTTTCTTTTATATTCTCGTGTTACTTTTAAAATACATTCTTTACATTTATTTCCTCTTTGAGTTTTATAAAAATCAGTTATAGATTTTATTTTTCCGCATTTACTACATTGTTGATCCATACTAATAAATATACGGATAAACATAAAATTCAAAAAAAGAGATATTAATTTCTTTTATTCTTTAACAAAACGCACCTGAACACCTTCTTTTTCCGTCGAGTCCTTTGATTTTTCCTTTGCATACTTGAACGGCGTGACCATTACTATAAGCAGAGGGGTGAACGTCATATTTCGCTTTAGCAGATGCTAAACCTCTGGCACAAAGTTTTGTTCCTGTTTTTTTTCTACCTTCCATCATGACCATATCTTCATCATCAATATTCATTGACATTTGCATTCCATGTTTTTTTGTCTCATTCATTAAAAAATCAAAAACTTGATCCATGTTATTTTTTGCTTCCGCGATATGATCCTGAGCCCAGTCGTGACCATTTTCAAGAATTTCTTCAATCATAGAATGATCCAATTCTAATAACATATCACATTGTCTTCTCATTTGTTGTAAATTTGAAAAGAACATATATCTTGAAGACCCTCTTTCTTGAGTTGATGGTTTATCTTCAAAAGTTTCTTTAATTACTCTTTTAATAATTGAATTTAAATTTCTCATATTTAATTATTTAATCCATTAGGTCCACCTAAAACGACCATGTTACTTTGAACTACCGCCTTACCATCTGTTGATGTCCATACAGGATGAGGTACAGCCACACTTGTTACAGTAGAACCTGAATCACAAGGACAACAAATAACACAGACTGTATATTCAGTACCAGCAGTCACTGTTTGATTTTTATAACAATTTATACAACTAGTAAAAACATTGATTGATTGTGGCGTAATATCAACCCCCAAAGGATCAACGTTACCTGTTGCAATATAACATCTTGGTGCGGAGCCATCTAATGAAAATTGATAAATTAAATCTATTGTAGGTACAAAACCAAGACTAGTTGCCGATACCACCTCTAAGTCGCCAGTTATACAGTCTTCAAATTCAAAACCAAGTTCTTTATCTATATAGCATTCAATACAATCTTCATAAAATGCCAATCCCTGAAACTGAATTGTTGGAATTTCGCTTAATGATGCATTTCCTAAAATTGTATAACATTGTGTTGCCCCTGGACCTGATCCAATAGGAAATCCACCAACTATTTGTCCGGTTGTAAAACCTGTGCTACCAGTCAATATTACAACTACTTCATCTATACAACTCTGTCCGGTATAATTTGCCATGTTTTTTTATTTATAAATATTTTATTTTTATTTTTTATTCACTATTTGGAATTTAATTTGTTTTTTGTAAGTGTTAACTTCCCCACTACTCAAAACTTTGATATCAATAAAATATTCATTAGGTATTTTATCTCGAGTATCAAAGATAAAATAATACTCATTTGGGGTCCTGTTAATTTTTGTCCACTCTTGTACTTGAACTTCCGTTTGACCTTCTCTTACATAAACACGATAATAAGCATCAACTTTGAGTTGTAAATGATTTGTGGTATATGCCTTTTTAATTATAACCCCAACTTTTCTTACATCTGTGTTTAATATTTTTTCATCTTGTTTAATACCATAAAAATCAAACCCATATAATACTGGATCTTTTGATTGAGTTCCAATCGTAAAAGATTTTGCTAATGGATAAACTGTAAATTGATTTATAATGTCTGGAAGGGTAAAACCATTTGATATAATATTTCTCCATGTATCTGTAAAAGTACAAGGAACTGAGTAACCTAATAATGGTGGAATAACAACTTCATAAACACCTTTCGATCTTCTACAAGTTGTTAGACCAGATAGACCGGGTATTACTTGACAATTTGGTCCTGTTATGTCAACAACCGGATTTTGATCCAAATTTAAAAAATTACCATCCTCATAAACATATAAATAAAGTTTATTTACTTTTCCCAAGGAAAATAAATTTCTATCATCTTCTATCAAGTCATCATAATTTGTATAAAGATGAGGTTCATAAAATGTTTGTGTGTGTCTTGTAAAAAATTCAACTGAATAAGTTCCGGAGGTTCCGGTGATATTTTCTACTTGTGGTAAATACGCAATTCCATAACCTACTGGATTTTGTATTGTACCATCTAACACATTCTGGATTTCAGTTGTCATATCAAATTCGATATTTTCATCACCGAATTGAAAATGTTGAGTGTCAATTATTTGTAATTGATTGTAGTTGAATATCCCAGTATTTGTATTACTATAAATTCCAGGGTTTTCCCAATTATCTATTGTGGTTCTTCCTGACCAGTTCGAAGGTCGATCGGAGTAATTTTTATCATTTGGGATATTTGTTATAGAATCAATATAATCGTACCCGACACCCTCATCCCAAAGTTGGGGTTGGTTCGGATCAAAATTAGTGTAGGGAATTCTAAATAAAAATAAATCAAAAGATGTTGCTCTGAGTCTTCCTTGCGAAGTAGTTGTGTTCAAAAAATCTTTATCAAAAAAAGATGTGTTTGTCATTCGTAAAGTGTGAGTCATTGCTGACGTACACCCAGTTGATATTGTTCCATCATCAATTTTTTCTCTCAACAAACCGAGATCTAAATCGAATATGAATCTAGAATACCCTTTTGGATTTGCAATCCCCCCATCTCCATAATACAATTCCATAACCGGGTTTCTTCCGGTATTTGTAAAACTATCATATAGTATTGTATTATTTTTGGAAAAATAAGAATTATTAATTGACATTACCTTTTATTTAATAAATATCAATTAATTCGAATATTTTGGTTCAGTATGGTATTTTGAGCATTTTTAATTACGGTTTCAAGTTCCAACGCAGACACCCCTTTTTTAGGATACTCTTTAATTGGTGCAACACCTGGAAATGCGTGAACGTGGGTAAGAAGAAAATTGACTATCAAATTTAAAAGTGATAGTAATTCATCTCCTCTAACCATAGAATTTGTTTTTTGATATATATCGGTTGCTAATTGTGGTTCTTGAATTCCATATAAGGTATCTTTAAGATCTACTTTAAACTTATCTTCAGATCTATGAGATAGTAAATACACACGATCTCCACCCATCAATGAATATGTTATTGGTGTTGGTGTTGACCCAAATGTATTTATTGTGGTTTGATTTTCATCATAAATAATTCCTAATTGAGGGGGATTTTTTCTTGTTACCAAACCATTTCCAGTTTCTGGAAATGCAACATTCAAAGTTACTTTCGGGTATAATTGTTCTAATTTATTAATGGGAATAAAATTTGTTATTATACTTGAAGTAGTAGTATCGTCAGACGTTAGTAATAGATAATTTGAATATTCCA